CTTCCGTCGGTAAAATGAGTTTCGTATAGCAGTGCAAAGTGTATTTTTGGGTGTTCATTCTCTATAAGAATACCGTTACTGAGCGTATAGCCCAGAACTTCGATCAGAAAAGACTCAGGAAGACTCACTATCTCAAGATCGAGCTTTATTCCCTTGTCAGCATATCCTACTGTATACTCGGTCGGGTTTCCTGTTATGTTAGGTGTGATTACTATCGGCTCCATATTCGGTTCCCTGCCTAGCCTTATCGCACCGGGAAGCGCCACAGGAGCTGCGGCACCCGTTCTTAAACAATAATGAAAATTGCGAAAACCGCAGCTCGCTGATCTTGGCATTTACTTCCCCTCCCTTTATGTATCTGCTGTCGCTGATGCTGTTATAACGATAGCGCCTGTTACTTCGGCGATTGTGATAACACCTGTTTCGTCATCGTATGCAGTGGATGTTACATCGGTTCCGCCCATTGTTACGGTGACAGTACCGATCGTATGTCCGATCTGCTCCGTCAGTGTAGCTGTGAATGCAGAGCCGGATGCAGCCTGTGAGCCGGTAAAGCTCGATGTAACATGAGACAGTGTCTGGGTTACAGAGTAGTAGCCGGGAGCATCAGGCTCTACGAAGTCGCTGGGGGCAGGAACGGCATTGAAGAAGTTAGCGTATACGTCCCAGTCCTCGTAGCACTTACCTTTGACTTTTCTGTTGTCCAGTCTGGGCATAGACTTAATATTGATTGTGTCAGTATCAACAGAGAAATTCGAGGATTTCGTGTTATGAACGATCGACGGACGCTGAGTAAGGGCACATCTCCACAGGCAACTTCTTCCTTTATTCACATCTCCGTCAAACTCGAACATAAATGCAAACTCTGACATTTTTGCATCGGAGTCCTCAACACCGTTTGAGTCGTTAAGTATCTGCTCTTCAAACTCTTTCGGAAGTACAACAATTTCAACAGTTCCTTCATAGCCGTTATTGACAGACTGAGAAGCATAGTCATCGATGTCATCTGCCGGTACATTGGCAGTCGACATACTGTTATTAAGTGAGACCGACTTCATGCCAGGGCAAGCGAAAGGTGTGCCATAGGTGTATCCGTTAGCATCTCCCGATATTATTTTTGCAACGTGAGCGTTTTTGATGCCGTACTTGATCTTGTTTCTTGACATTTTTATCATCCTTTCATATGTGGTACGTGATAAGGATCTTGCTTTCGTCTCTTATAAAGAGCTTGCTGTCCTTATCAAAATAAATGTCGTTGTCGGAAAATATCTGCTCAAGAATATTCTCCGAAACGTAGTCTGTGCGTGTGACATAGAGCTCCACAGTGTATCGGGGCTCTTTGTAATACGTCTTGTTATCGGCGGTAGTGCGGCCGGGTGACTCTTCCAGTATCGCACAGTAAGGCGGCGCTGAGGGTCTGTCCTCAGGTTTGAGAGCTGAGAAATCATAAAAGCAGGTCGGAAAGCTTGCCGATAACAGCTCATATAAGTGTTCAGGTGTTATTATCAAGGCAGTGTTCCTCCATATCTTTCACAAATTCTTCGATCTCCTCATCGGCAGCCTTGTTGATGTGAGGCACCTTGCCGTAGCTGCCCTCTCTTCTGACTCCGTCCTTGCCGATAACGGCATGGCCGTTCTCCAGCAAATGTGTGAGCTGATAGTCCGTCTTATTGCGGACAATGTATTCAGGAGCGTATGAGTGCTGAGTAGTCTTTTTTGACTCCCAGCCTTTTGCATACTTTCCGGGAGTTCTGCCCTTCTTTGGCTTTTTCAGCTTAGGAGAGGTCTCTTTAAGCTTATCTGCCAGAGCCTTAGAATGAAGCTTTGCGTACTTATCACAGTTTGCTGTTACATAAGCAAATGTACTGTCGCATATAGCTTTAAGCTGTTTATCAAGATCAGCCATTTTTATTACCATCCTTACATATCGCAGAGATCTTCAGCTGTTCATTCCTGAACTGAGGATTATCAACGAAGGTTATATCATAAACCCTTCCTCTGAAAACAAGGCGATAGCTTGAAGTATCAAGGTCTTTCAGCTTCTTCGTATACCTGACTGTGAAACGCACAGTATTTTCAAGCATAACCTGCCTTGCTTCATAAAACTCGGTACCGCTCAGCTCGTTGACGTAAGCATGGCAGGTATAGTAGTCGTTCCAGTTATCAACAGGATTACCTCTGAGGTCTTTTCCGGAGGTGTTCTTCTGTATCGTTATGATCTCACGCATAGCTCCAGGATTTATCATATAATATCACCCCACATGATTCATAGCGTGCATTGAGAGGATAGCTTCAACCGTGTGATTGACGTTGGTGTAGTTCACAGCCATAACACGGTTGTCGAACATATCCTCAACAAGTATGAGATAAGCGATAGTCAGATCCTCATGTTCATCAAGCTGTTCCTCACTCAAAGCAGTGTGCTCAACGATATAAGCTTTTGCTGCCGGTTTTATTATGGAAAGAAGGACTGTATCCTCATCAGACAGATCATCAACTCTTATAAAAGGAGCAATGATCTCATCGGTAACTTCGCTTATCTTCATAGTTTACCTCCTTGTCAGCTCTATTCGCCTTCGGTATTTTCAGACGGATCGGGTTCAGGATCGGGGTCAGGATCGGGAGCAGGTTCCGAAGACTTTATGCTGAGCACTGCGATCTTCTCTGCGTTCTCGACCTTGGAGTCAATATCGATATATGCGACTACACCGACAGCGTGCTGAGTTGCATACTTCTCACGAAGAACTGTGACTTCTGCTTCCTCGGAAACCTTAACTGCAAGGCCGCTCATATCACCGTAGATAATCACCTTGGCACCCTCGGCAATTTCAGGCATATTCTTTGAGATCATAACAGGTCTGCCGAGCAGAACGTATCTCCATTTACCCGAGAAATCTCTTTCGAGCAGGTAATTACCCTGACCGTCTTTGAGCTTCCTGATAGCATTTCTTGTTTTCTTGGACATGATCCAGACAGCTTCTCCCTGATATGTATCGGGTATAGCGTCCTGAAGATCAATAAGCTCATCAGATGTGATCTTGCTTGCGGACGCAGTGGTTACAGCTGCTGTCAGCTTGGAAAGACCTTCGATCTTGTCGGCGGTGCCGCAGATAAGCTCCTTTTCAATCCATACTGCGATATTCTCTGCCATCTTTTTGATTACAAAGCCCAGAAGGTCAAAATTAGAGTTGTTCAGAAGCTTTTTCGAGATCTTCGTGAGAACGCCTGCGAGGAAGCCTGTCAGCGTAATGCTCTTGAAGCTGCCGCTTGTAGATGTAAGCTCGGTGAACTCATCGGCATAAGCGACAGTAATGTCACTTGTTTCGCTGTCATAGTACGGGATAGTGAGGTTTCCTTTGACATTGTATCTTGTAGCAAGCGAATACAGAGGTGAGATCTCAACAACCTTGTCAATGATCTTGTTAACGATTGATGTAGGAACTACAGCTCCGTTGTCGCCAAAGGTCAGATTGGCGTCTGCATCTCTGGTCTCCTTGCTGATCCTGCCTCTCAGATAATTCTCGAAGGCTTTCTCCTTGAGTTCAGTATCGCTTTTCTCGACTGCTCCGGGCTCTGTAACAGCTCCCTTACGCTCAATCGAGCGGAACTCCTCTGCAGCAGAAATGGTCTTGTCAAGGTTTTCAATCTCAGCCTTCATGTTCTCGTAGCTCGCAAGCTCATCATTGGTGAATGCTCTGGTCTCGGTGTTGGCTGCCTCAACGATCTTCTGCATATCGTCGAGGAGCTTGTTTCTCTTTTCAATAAGTGCTCTCAGATTCATAGTTTTTTCTTCCTTTCATTTTAAGAATCTCTATTTCACGGCTCTTTGCCGCTATAATAGCTTTATCTTTTTCTTCCTGTTCGCTCTCTGAACAGATTTTGGTAACGCCTGCTCCCTTCTGTGCAGGAACAGCTACGAATGACCACTCATAGGCATCGGTCGGCTCATCAAGAATGAAATGACAGCGTTTGCCGTCATAATACTTGCCTTTTACGTGTTCACAGGGCCTGCTGCGATGGTCTGTGCCGCAGATAGAACAGCTTATCCTGCTTACCGAGCAGCTTATAGACACTTCCTTCTTTATGCCTGCGGATATCTCGGTTATAAGGTCAGCGTTCGAGCTTGTTCTTGCCATATAAGCCTTTGCTCTGAGCTGTGTGAGCGGCTCTCCTGCTGCTGTAGTTTTGCTTACATCAGTTACTACAGCGCAGTCATATATCCTTGCTGACTGGTTGCTGCCCTTGGGATCATGGTCGAAGATGCCTGTTTTGCCGACATAAAGCTCAGACAGCTTTTCAAGAGCCGATACTGAAAAGCGTTCTCCGTCTCTGTCAATCTCGTTGTCACAAAGAATCACTGAAAACGTGAAGAGGTCTTCCGCTTTCATATCATTGAGAGTATACTGATTGATCTGGTCGAGCTCTTCGGGCGTTATTTCGCTTGCTCTGTACTCGATCACTCTGCCGTCTCTGAGCTCAACAGACGTTGCAGGATAAGCAGGCCGATGAGTAAGTATCGAGACTTCAAACATATCGAGCTTGCTTATATCACGCTCATATGTGCCGTCTGAGGCCTGCTTATAGCTTGATTCAATCGGATTCATGCCAAAGCTCCAGCCTTTAAGCTTCCCTGCCCTGGCAAGGCTTATGATCTCCTCGTCTGTCACCTGTGCGCAGGCGTAAAGGCCAATGTTGTCTTCTTCAAGCTCGATGCTGTCAGGCAGCACCCTTGAATGGTTGAGCTTGAAATCTACTTTCGGGTTTCTTCTCAGACTGTCAGCGAAGGCACCCTGCCTGATGACCTCCCGAAAGTCACCCGGAGCGTCCCGCCCCTTAGCTTTAGGCAGCAGCTCAGACTTACGCTCGACAGCGTTTACATAGCCGCTCAGCTCTACTGTATCGGCTCTGCGTTCAACTTTCATTTTTTTCACCTC